CCCAAGACGAGGCGCCCGTCATCAAGGTTCTTCACGCCAACTACGCCATGGGATACCTAATGGCGATCAAGGATATAGTAACGGCTTCAGAATTCAAGATGACGACCGGAAAGGACTTGGTGAATTTTGAGCAAGAAATTGCACGCATCCAGGACAGTGCAACCCTTTCTATTGTTGAAATCTGTCCGAATTTGAAACCCAAAGAAGATCCCGAACTTCTCGAGGCCATGTATATCTAGTCCATACGCACCTTCTGACCATTCTTCATGAGTCTGCTCCCCACCAAGACTAGCACGAAAGGAACTATCACGAACGTCAATAGGCGTGCAATTTCAGGGCTCAGATGGAGCGTCTCCCTGGCCCGATGATACACGGCCCCGTCCACCGTCTGATCCTCCACATTCCCAGAACCCGACTCGACGATCCATCCCGATTGATAATTGAATATCATCATGAAAGCTACATAGATCAAGAAGACGCCCATAGCCTTGGCGTGGGGCATGGATACGCTCGTATCTATGAGATGCATCATAAAGATTATGAAGAGGACGACCACGTTCTTGATGAGCAAGCCTTTTTCGGGTTCGAATTTGTGAAGAAAATTGAGCCAGGCTCTACTTGTGAAGATGAGGCCAGACGCGGCAATCAGTGATGCAAGTTTCAGATGCTTCATTCTCTACGATGTGCCCAGATAAAAAGGCGGCCCGTCAAGAAGGTAGAAATGCAGGCTATTCAGGCAGTCCTCGACCTTGTGAAGGAGCGCGACGAGATCGCCGAGGAGCTCGAGACGTACGAGAACTGGTTCGAGTCCCTCGTGGGTGAGAATGTGGTTTTGAGCGTAGGGTCCAAGCGCAAGACGCGCTTCGTGGATTGCATCGTGACGGAGTTTACGCAGGGTGAGGGGTGGGTGCTGCAGAGTGTCGACGGTGACGGCGAGGACGATGTGCACGTGGTGACGTTCGAGGACTTTGTGCGGGGCCGTCTATACATTCAGGACAAAAAGCCGCCTAAGCGCGTGAAGTTCGATCTGGACGAGGTGAATTAAATTGTAGTGTAATTACAAAATGGAGGTTGCATCTGTTGCCGATGTGGCCCAGCGTCGCGGCCGCCCCCAGAACCTCTTTATCTACCAGGCCCTGTTCGCTGCGGGCGTGTACTTTTTGACGGGAAATAATGCCCGCATGACGGCTTATATTTTCATTTTCCATTTATTCCTGTGGAAGATTCTTCAGGCACTGGCGCTGGTGTAGAGCTCCTCGCAAAAATCCACGAGACTCGGCAAGAGCTCGTTAGTCCAAGTCTCCTCGTCACGCTCGACGGTGTGACTCAGAACCTGGTTGTTGTACTGCTCTACGAGACGGGCATGCACAAGACCCAGCATTTGCAGATAAACCTGAACCTGTACGAACTCGTACTCGACGACACGCCGGAACAGGCGGTTCGTGCGGTTCTTGATCTCGACCAAGACGCGCGAGCCATCCTCGAGTTCTTCGATGCGATCAATCTTACCACACACGACAAACTTGACGTCACCGATGGTGCACACGTCCAGGTTGTAGAACGAGTCATCACGGACCAGCCGCGTCTTTTCAGACGCCTCGACCTGATCTGACGTCTTGTCCTCGGACCGCGTCCCGTGGGTCGTGTACACCTTGGACCGGACGTGGTCCAGAACCTCGGCCTTCTGGGAGGTGCTCAATTTCGGATCGGAATTGATAGCCTCCTTGGCCTTCTCGAACACAGACTGAACCTCGGTCGAGTCACGAGCCTTGACGCTCACCGCATCGGCGAGCACCTTTTGAGCCTCGGGTGAAAACTGGAGAATCTCACGGGCCTTGTCCGTCTTGGTCTGGCCACTGAACGTATCGGGCCAATTCTTCTTCCAAATTTCGTTCAGGACCTCTGACCGGGGCTTGTACTGGTGGCGACCGACGCATGCCGCCACGTCACTCGCCTTGATGATTACGCGTCGGGTGGCCATTTTAGATAGTCTGGACCCGGATCCTCTATTTAAGGACTTGGGCGCCACATCACATAAATGCTTGCGTTTCGCCCCGTGGTCGCCACGGCGCATCCTCACGTCAAGAAAAGTAAAGATATTTCACGGAAACTAAAGCAAGCTATATTTCACGCCAAACTCATTTGCGTCAATTTAAAAGACGCAAAGGAGTGTAGTGTTGCCTGGGATCAGGTCGAGGAGCTGTCAGCTGTTCTGAATGATCAATTTATGATTGAAGAATTGTCTAAACGTTTACTTGAAGTGGACGAACACGGACCAGGCCAGTAGAGCCGCCTGGATCACGGCCATCCAGTACAGCACCGTCTGCTGGTAGCCGCCCGCGCAGCCGCAGGCGCTCCGGCGCAGGCCCTGGACGTAGGTGATCGTCACGTACAGGTACACCAGGGACGCTACGCCGATCGGGCCACCCATCATCTTGACCAGGTCCTTGGACACACCCGTCAGCAGCACAGCCTGGAACAGGATCACCGCCAGGAAGAAATACTTCATGTAATCACGGCGCCAGTCCTTGGAGCACTCGCAGCCCTTGGACTCGAGGTTCGTGATCCACAGCAGGGCCAGGCCATAGAACAGGATGTTAACCAGGGGAACAATCGACTTCATTTATAACTTAAGTAAATATAAAAATCCGTGTGCTGAGTTGGCCACGGCCAAGGGCGCGTCGAGCGGTCCAACTCATATGGACCCTAAACGCCAAACCAAGCGCGACTCGGCCAAGAAATTCAAGGACCACTCAATTTACACTCAAAAATCAGTACGGGCCAAGGAGGCCCTGCTTGAAAAAAAGTTGTCCTGTCCGACCCAAGTCAAGGGGCAGAGCAAGTGAAGACAACCATGGCTCTCCTCAAGACTCCGGGCCTCAAATTCTTTGCTGAGCAGATTGACCCTCTGCACCCGCCTACGGGCCTGTACCCGACCATGTCGATCTACGGCCTCTTGAACCTCGAGGGCGGGCCGTGCCGTAACGAGCTCTATGTGGTTTGCAAGGACGGCTCTATCCAATCAGTCTATGAGCCTGACCGCCCTATCGGCTGGGAGCTCATCGAGGACGGTGACGAGTTCTGGTACCGCGTGACTCAGATGAACCATCCGCGCAAGCTCTGCACGGTCCGATATCATAGCCGCACAGAGGACCCTCCTGTGGGTCGGGGCAGCATCGGATCGGTGGTCGATACTCCTCAAGAAGCTGAGATCACCGTGCAGAAGGACGATGAAGACGAGGTCTCTTCGCAACTCAAGAAGATTTCGACTATCGATCCGCTGCTGGCGCACTGCGCGGTGCTGGTCGGTGATCCTGCCCAGACGGCCGCTCTGGCCAAGTTTGCAGAGGGGAAGATGAGCTACGCGGAAATGCGCGGACTTTGCGGGTGAATTCTCAAAAAAACGTGACGCGCGAGCGCCAGGAGGTGATCTTGTTAATTTATGACTAATAATGAAAAAAGCGCTCTGGGACTTGTTTTGTCTAGTTGTCATCTGGCCCGTCGTCTTCGTTCTTGTGCGCACCCACCCAATACTCACCTCGTTTTACCTGGCCTATTTTTTAAAAGACTAATAGTATGGTGGCCCCACGCCCTTGCACCCACGTCCTCATCACGGTGCGTCGTGTCCAGCGTCACCCAATTACCCAGAGGACAATTCGCTCTGGAAATTTGATCAAGAAGCACGTGGTACGAGGAGCAACGCTTGGCCTCATACCAGATGCCCTAAACGATTTCGCATTTCATCATGCACCCGTCACGGTCACCGAGGCGGTTCATATTCTTCAGGATCAAGTGGCCATTAGTAGTCTGTCAGCAATGATGGCGATTGCGTTGATGGTCACGAAAAATTGATGTGATGCCCGGGTCAGGGTTCGGAGGGACGTCCCTAATTTCAGAAACAAAAAAAGCAAGATGGAGCACGCCCTTCGCGACTTTGCCCGGACCCGCCTCGCGACCCACTTCACCTCTGGGGCGACCGTCCGCAACGCCGAGAAATCCATATACAACTGGTCGGTTCAGCAGACGCGTGGCCAGGGCGACGTGGCGAGCTGGGAGAACCGCTCCTTCAAGTGGCGCTACAAGCACAAGGTTATTCATCTGCTTGAGGAGCTTTGCCGGGCCCCAGTTGTGGAAGTCGGTCTCAAGGTGGAGGGTGACCGGATCAATTTGCAACTGGAATGCGTGCCTCAGCTCCTGCATCGGATCCAACGGAAAGAGCTCGACGTGAAGGGCCTCGCCAAGTACCCGCCTGACCTGCTCTGGCCCGACGGCCCGTATGGTCGCGCCATGCTCAAGCTGCGCACAAAGGACATGGCGATGGAGGCGGCCAAGGCCAAGGAGGAGGACTACTCGGGCCTCTTCAAGTGCGGCAAATGCAAGAGCGTCAAGACGACCTACTACCAGATGCAAACTCGCTCCGCGGACGAGCCCATGGTACGTTCCCTAATTGTTATTGTTCTTGTTATTCGCACCGCTTACTAATTCACTCCCTACAGACAACTTACGTCACTTGCAAGGGCTGCGGAAATCGCTGGAAGTGCTGATCGCCATATGCTGCTCACCGACTGCCGCCGCTCGGGATGATCGCGATACCCTTGTTTTAATGTTTCAGATAACTTTGCTTTCCTCTCAGGAGTCCATTGCTCGCGTCTTTTCGCAACCATAGCATCTCGTTTATTTTCCCACATTTCTTTGGATATCTTAGATAGCAATTTCTTCGTCTCATCCGAATGCCTCCCACCAGAGCCTCCGCGCGTCAGGTTATACCCATTTGGATGCAGGGTACCTATTTCCTCTATAATTTGCATTTCCTTGGCGTCCAATTCAGCTTGATTACATTCTTGTGATTCCCATATGACTTCAACACAGAAACAATCCTTTCCGTATTTTTTTATAGCATTTTTGAGTTTTGGGCTTACTGATGTGCTGCTATTTCCACAGTGCTCACGGAACCTCTCCCCAAGGTCGCGTGTTGTCTGACCTATATATTTCTTATCATTTTCTAAATTTTCAATGCAATAGATGAGACCTTTCATTTCCACTAACCTATGACTACTGTTCATATTATTTTTATCTAAACTTATAATACAAAATGCCTCGTGGTCGCACAGCCATCCCCAAAGCCGCCACCAAGTTCCTGAACTCCAAGCGCCGCGTCATTTACATGACGTCCGAGGGTAAGTACCTCGCCAAGTCCGCCAAGGGCGCGACCGTGTACAACCCCAAGGCGCGCTTCGTGAAGAGCCCAGGCGGCACCGAGCGCAACGTAAAGAACTCGAACGCCCGCGTGCCAACCGCCATCCGCCCCAAGGCGGTGCGCAAGGTGCGCAAGA